CGAAGACGTCTTTGGTGCCGGTGGAGAAGTCAACCAGAGAGCCACCATTGCTGGATGAAAGCACCGTGGTACGCGCAAGTGTAGGGCCGGTAGATGAATAAGTACCGAGACCGACTTCCCACTGGGAGCCAGCATTAATCGTATAATAGGTCGTGTTGCCGTTACCGACTACCGAGAAGTTCTGATACCCGGTTGGCGCGGTCCCGCTGAGCGTTACCGTACCTGTACCAGTTGTAGTAGTGGTGTCGCGGACGCGATCAGCGAGAACAAGAGCCATTACATAAGGTTCCGTAGTTTATAGATTGCGGTCAAATACGTATCAGTGACGCCATCAACCAGATTGCCAACAGCCCGATTACCCCGACAAATAGCCTCATGGTTCTTCTCGATCCAAGCTGCGTCTTCGGTCAATACTGCGAGTATCTCTGAAGCTTTTGTGGGAGTCTTAGGGATTGTACCAATCAGGTCGAATGCACCTTGATACGCCTCAACCAACTTATCTATGTTATCAATGACGTTGTCATAGAACTCGTTCAGCGCAACATGCCGCGCATAAGCACCGACACCATTAACTGTCCAGTGCTCAAAATGCGCAATATTACGGGCGTAGAACACCCGGCTGACGAGGTCTTCGATCATTATGCGATCCGAATAATAGCGGTGGTGTTAGTAGCCGTTGGGAAGATGATTGTGAAATCACCATTCGTCGAGGTCTTGTCCGAACCGAAATCCAGCACAGCCACAGCAGCGTTCGTCAGCGTGGTGTTCGCGTTTGAGTTAGCCGAAGGAGTCGTGTTATAGATCAACGCGCCGCGAGCCGTGATGGTCGCGTTGGCAAAGGTCAGGTCGGAAAAGTCCGTGAAGCCCGTACCCGTCGAAGACGTATTGTTCGATGTCACAACACCAAGGTTGGTCAGCGAGCCGCCGCCAGCGGTGTAGTTCGTGCCCGAAGACGAAACTTCGTTCGACGCAGTATACGCCGTGGTGTTCGCATCGAGCGAAGCAGCCGAGGTATATAGAGCGAGCTTGAAGGTGTCACCACCTGTTGCGCGGAAATCGTGTACAGCGAGCATAAGCTCGGCCTTGAACGACGTGGTCATTGCTTGAGTAATTGCCATTTCGTGGCCTCCTTATGCGTCTAAAATAGGGATCAACTCTGGATGCCCTGCCTGAGTGAACTTGTTTACCAGAGTTACGTTATGCGACCGTACGGCCTCATGCATATAGTGCACAAGTACTGCGCGTATGCTATCTTTGAAGGCTTCCGCTTGGTCACGTATAGCAGGGTGTGCCTGACTACCCACGTAGATAATTTTATCCAGCGCACGCTCAGCCGTCTCCTCAGGCGTGAAACCACGACCCTCGGTCGCCATGACCATTACGCTTCCAACATCGCTTAAACCATTAAACATATTATCTCACCTGCTGGCGGATTTGAGGTGTACGGTACATATCCTGACGGTTCTTACCTTCACCAAGTTGTTTGAGCATAGCAAGTGACTCGCCGTAACGCTGCTGGTAGTTAGCTATAATCTCCGCCTCACCCTTCATGAAGGTGTAGGCTTCCAGCAGAGAACCATAAAGCAGCACGCTGTCAAAGTTGTCACCAAGCCATGATGTACCAGCCGTCACGATGGATGGTGGGTAGTAGAAGTAATGCAGTTCGGCTGTATAGTTCGCGTCTGGCGTGGGGCCGAGGATATACGAGTTTTCATCAAAGAACGCATAGTGGGTCGGAATCCCCGTAGTGTTTGGGTTAGGGAACGATTCGCGGATGAAGTTTACATCCTTGTTCAACAAATAGCTGTATTTACCAGTCGCATCAACCACAGCCAGCGAGAAGTTTGCCAGCCAGTCAGACGGCACCGAGAGGTACTTATTTCCTGCTGTAAGGTTGCCGGTCACGTTCTTGCGTAGGTCCAGAAGCTGGACCATATTATAGATACGCTGTTCGGCCTCTTGGATGAACGTGTTAATCTGTTCGGTAGACGTCAGTGTAACCGTGCTGGAGCCGTCAGAGCCGGTCCATGAGGTATTGGGGAAGTCGTTTTCGACATACCCCTTAATGGTCTCGAACAGAGTAGCGTAGTTCATTAGCCCATCTTCGTGCTGCTGCTGTTCCCCCGGGTGGTGTTTTTAGTACCACGGGTACGCAGCGTTTGCGTGTTGGCGATCTTGTTTGGATAGCCGTTGTTGCCCAGATCAATAGCAGTGCTGCCAGTCATCGTGTGGGGAGGAGCATAGACGCTGGCGGGGCCAACTTCGTTGCCGCCTTTTTTCATGCTGAACTTAGCCATTCTTCACCACCTTAACTTCATGCTTTGGAACCGAGCGCACAGAACGCTTCTGGTTAGCGACCTTAGCAAGATTGCGTCCCATTTTCAACATCTGTTCGTTAGTCTTACCACCCTTAGCCATAACTTACTCCTATGTTTGTACCGTTACTGTACCTACTTCACCTGCACCTACTAGCGCATTTGGTATATCAGGCAAACCTAAAGCGTTGTCTAGCCCTACCGGTGCCCAACCCCACTGGATAATCCGGCTACCGTCGCTGGGGCCACCGAAAGCTAATTGATTGGCTGACGGCACTTCACCACGGACTAATATCTTAAGACCAGTCATACCTGCTTGCCAGAAACTGACGTCAGGGCGTGGATTACGTAGCGCCTGCGGGTCATCAACCGGATACATACCGATCTGAAGCTGCGGCTGGTCAGGCTCCCAACAAGTAGGGCACACAAGGATATTGGTGCTCTTTGTCTTGATGGTTAGCTTGCGAAGCTGTTTTAGTTTATATCGAAAGCCACAGCGGTCACACTCTGCAATGGCCTTCTTACCAGAGGCAAACGGATTGGGCATCGTACCTCCTAGATGAACATCTGGCGCGGAGCGATCCGCAGCGGAGCCTTTTCGCGGTCTTCGTCAGCAGCCTGTTGCCAAGCTTCATCATACATCTGCTTCAGCAATCCTGTACGCTCCATTGCGCCGGGAAGTTTGAGCGACAAATAATACGCAAGTCCAGCCACCATGCAAGGTAGGAAGCGGAACGGGATGTCCTGCGTATTCACACCGTCACCAGCGTCCTGCATACGGCGCAGGTAGTAGTAAAAGAAGACGTAGTAGTTGCTTTGCTCTGGAGCAGGCCACACGTTAATCTGCGGGTACGCAATACCGGTAGTCGGTTCAGTCGCGCCTGACTGGCGGTTGATCCACACCTGAATAGGACGCCCTTGAGCATTCTTGTTTGGGATCGTGATATATGTGTCGGCGCTGATACGGTTGATGTTGATATCAAGCTGGTTCGAAGTTGTACCAGCATTTGTACGTATCACATGTTCTAACAGGTCAATCGTGTCCACTGGCAGGTTATACGCGATCTGCCCCTGCACCAAGGGGATCGAAGCTTGCTCGATGGTCCACAGGTTAATGCCACGGTTTGCCCACTCAATCGTAAGCAGGTTCAAGCTACGGCGAGCCGTCTTAAGGTCGTAACCTGTACGAAGCTCAGCACCGCAGCGCTCAAAAGCTTCTTCAACAAGCTCATTGAGATTAAGGTTAAATGCTGTGGTGCCGGTCGTAGTCATCGGTACTTAGCTGCCTTTTTTGCTATAGCCTTTGGCTGCTTAACGAACTGTTTGCCCGCTTTAGTGCCTTCGCGTTTCGCCTTGCTTGTAGCAGAGTATTCCTTTGAACTCAAAGCCTCGCGTGCTTTCTTAGGTAAGTAGCGCTCGCCAGTAGCCTTAGGCCCCTGTGTAGACGGCTTGCCTGACTTAGTTCCCCAGTCTTCCTTACCCCATTTAGACAAGGATTTCTGAGCTTCCGTCTTCGGGCCACTGTAGCTACCGCCGGACTTCTTGTACCGCTGGGTCGCAAGCTGGGCTTTACGTGCCGACCATTGACCCGCGTTTCCCCCCTTGGTGCCAGCCTTTACACTGGCAACAATGCGCTTCCATTTAGGTTCGTCCGACCGGGCCATTACTTCTTCTTGAAGCCTTTTAGCATCTGCGCAAACCGTGCACGCTGACCTAACTTACCGGGGGCCTTGGCGGCTTTGGCAAGCTTCTTTGCCGGGATCGGTTTGCCCTTCTTAGCACCAAGGGCCGAGCGCAATGCACCCGGCTTCTTGATAGCTTTCGAAATATCCAGCTTACCACCGGTAGCCATACCGATGGCTTCGCCTTTTGGCATCTTGGACTTACTGATAGCCCCCATACCTCGGCACGGGCGCATTAGCAGGTTTTCCCGCCTTTTTTGAACATTGCACCGCCGTAGCTGTCACGGCTGCGCATCTTAGCGGCTCCGCCACGAGCTAGCATCGAAGTCTTGGTCTTACCCTTAACAGCACAACCGTCAATCGAGCCGCCCTTGGCAAACTTTGGCATCGCACGACCCTTAGTGTCGGCTGACTTCTTCATCATTGCAGCGCCAAACTTAGTTGCCGCGAACGGCTTACCTTTAGCTTTTGCTGCTGGCTTCATCTTAGCTTTCCCACCTTTTGCCATATTCAAACTCCCCATAGCCTTCGACGAAGGCATTTCCTTAGTGACGCCACCCTTGGCAAAACGCTTTTCTGAACGGTTTCCACGTCCGATAGCCGCAGCGTTTTCTGGTGTGACTTTTTCCTTCTTTACGGATTCACGGAACTTAGCGTCTGCTTTCCGTTCAGCAGCGGTAGGTTGTGGAGGTGTCGAACCACCTTTAGCATATTTCATAGTTTTTTCCTTTTTAACTTTGCCACCCTTGGCCATGCGCTCGTGCGCGGGTAATCCTGCGCGCTTGGCGCGTTCTTCCGCAGAGAGTTTAGACGCACTCCCCGAAAACAAATTTGCTAAAACCCCGGGTGAACGGCCAGCATTGATCGGGGACCTGTTTTGTTTAACTCTAGCGGCAGCTTGAGGAGCGGTCTCGGCAGCTTCAGGCTTCCCAAAATTAATCTTGCGGTAATCTACCTTCGGTGCGTCCGCCTTCGGGGTATCCGCCTTAGGGGTCCTGACCGGTGCCTTAGTAGTCTTAACCGGTGCCTTTTTAGTATCGGTAGAGATACCCGACTTAGGCGCAGTTATAGCGCCTAGGGTATCTGTAACCTTCGCCGCTGGGGCTTCAGCGGTCACCGCCTTTGGCGCGCCATACTTGCGGGTCTTTGTCAGGTTGCTTTCTGCGGCTTTCTCTGCTGCGCGAGTAGCTGTGCGGTCACCACCAGTGCGCTTGGCACGGTCGTCTTCTGCATCAGCAATACGCTGAGCGCGTTTAGCTTCGAGCACTTCGAGTGCACGACCGCTTTTGCCTGCGGAGTCCTTTGCGAAATCTTTTTTGATGTCCGCCATGCGCCGGTTGTACTTACCTAGAGCGCCACCTTCGGAGAACTTGCGCATTTTACGTGCCATATCTTATTCCTTACCTAACCATCTTTGCACGGTCTTCGTCTCATATATACGAATTACCGTCCATATAATAGTAAACAACGCAGCGATTGCTGGGAGCATAGAAACCATAGTCCCGACAACCGTGAAGAGTGAAGCCGCATCTATAGCGTACTTGAGAGCATCGTGTTCGTTTGGCATATTTAACAATCCCATTTCCGAAGCGACAGGGCTTTACGAGTAGGGCGACCTTTCTCGTCTTTCATTGGACCCGGCATACCTGACATGCGGGCACAGAAACTTTTACGGCGAGCGGCTGACTTAGGTGACTTCTTCGCCTGCTTAGCACTGACAGGAGGCTTAATATTTTGCCCCTGCGCTTTTAAAGACGCACGACCTTTGGCGTTCAAGCCGCCCTTGGGGTCCTTGCCTTCCTTACGGGTCCAAGCAGGCGTCTTAGCCATTACACGAACTTTCCTTTGGTTTTGCCTTTTGAACAGCAGCCATCGGCACGCTTAGAGACAGAACCGCCCTTAGCATACTTCTTAATGCCTCTACCCTTAGATGGGGGCTTGGTGGGGAGTAAGCTTGGCGGCACGCGGCGCGGGCTTGTTGGTAGTGGCACGATCT